CCAGATCGACAAGGCGCTGCTCGACCGGGAGCTGATGTGGCCGCTGCAGGAGTCGCTGTCGATCGACTACGTGCGGCTGGTGTTCCAGCTGCTGGTCCTGTCGTTCCGCCAGGCCTTCAAGCTCGGCCTGATCAGCTCCAACCCCATGGCCGGCATCCGTTTCGGTGACTTCTCCAAGGCCAAGGTCACGGTCAAGCCGTCGCGTCTGCGTGGTGTGCACCTTGAGGACTTGATGACCCGCATGAAGAGCACCTTGGCGCACCGCCCGCAGCATGGCGTGTTGGCCCTGATGATGCTGTGCCATGGCACCCGGCTGGGAGAAACCCGCCTGACGCGCTGGAGCCACATCAGCCTGGCAGAGCGGGAGTGGTTCATTCCGGCCGAGCACACCAAGACCAGCGTGCAGCACCGGCTGCCACTGACCGACCAGGTGCGCTGGCTGCTGATGGCCTACCGCGAGATCCAGCGCAACGAGGGCTATGACGGCGAGTTCCTGTTCCCGGGGCGCCAGGGCAAGCCGATGAGCGAGGCAAAGGCATCTGCTGTGTTCACCGTGATGGGGCAGGGCGAGTGGACCAGTCACGACCTGCGCAAGCTGGCCCGCACCGGCTGGGCCGATCTGGGCGTCGACCACCTGGTGGGCGAGCTGCTGATCAACCACGCGATGGGCCACAACGTGAAGGTGTACATCCAGTCCGACGTCATGGCCCGCAAGCGCGAGGCGCTGGAGAAGTGGCATGCACACCTTGACCAGAAGGGCTTCGAGTCGGTTCACGGCTTGACCGGTGATAGATCAACAGATTCATGGATTCTCTCGCGGGCCGCAGAGCGTGCGGGTTTCGACGGACTTCCGATATCCACCGTAAGCGAGGATTCGAAATGAGAAATTCCGAGCATGGCGCCGTCGCCTTCCTCTACGGCCTGGAAGGTCGAGCCATTGGGCAGGTGATCATTGATGAGTGGTTTGGCGTGGATCTGGGCGACGAAATGATCGATGGCCCACGGCCTGTGGGCTTGCTTGGCCTTGAGCAATTCGACAAGCCGATTGTGGCTGGCAGTGCTGTAGTGCCGCCTAGCCGCGCGACCAAGCCTTGGCTTCGAGCCAAGAAGGGGCGTTCCCGCCAATGAGAAGAAGCCACGGCCCGGCTTTCAAGAAGGCCGTAATTGATCTTGCTGTATGCCCTCTGTGCCGTGGGAGAGCGGTCACTCAGGGTGTGTTTCACGAACTGTCATGCGACCGCTGCAACGCCTCGGGCTGGGTGGTGGCTGCAACTGGCGAGGCCCTGGCTCTGGATGAACTGGTGACCCAGCTCAGCATGAGGCTGCAGGCCGCGACACGGCAGATCGAGCAGTTGAAGAACCCCCAGGCATCCGGGCCTGAGGCTTCATATCAGGGAAGCAACCAGCGCGGCGCTGGCGGCACCAACTACACCGGGGATTGAGGGGGAAGGACATGAAAAAACGAACCTACGTAGACAAGGCCCTTGGTGACACCGCGTACATGCTCGAGCAATGGGGGTGGTGGCGCATGGAAGGCATGGGCGTGCCTCGGTACGTGTGCCCGCTGTATGCGCTTATGAAGGAGCACGCTCCAGCTGAAGGAGGGCTTAAGGAATATGTGATCACGGACGACCTAGCACTTGTGGTGGACGGCGCCGTAGCCAGGCTGAACAAGCGGAATCCGCAGATGGGCGGTTTTGTGTGGCTTTACTTCGGTGCAAAGTGGCCGGCGCTGCGGATTGCCCGCGAGCACAAGATGAGCGAAGCCAAGGCTCGCGAACTGATCAACACTGGAGTGGCCTGGATCGATTGCGCACTGGAGCAATTTCGCGAGGCTGCATAAAAAGCTTTCCGCGCGGATAAACACCTGTTTTCATAGCAGCGTGTCCAGCTTGCAAGCAACGCGACACAGAGAAACCCCGGGCATTGTGTCGGGGTTTTTGCATTTTTGGTTTAGACAGATCATCCTCTGGGCTCAATGGATCGAGTGCCAAGAGATGAATCACGGAATTAATGAAGAAGCTCAGACGCTTTTTGAGGCGATTGAGGGATTGCTAGAAGATGGGGATCTGGAGGGAGTCACCAAAAGCCTTCCTCTTTTCTCTAACAAACTTACTCGCGACCAGATCGAAGAAATCCGGTTGGCGCTTCAGGATAAATTATCGGCGATTGCTCGCGGGGCTGTACCAGTAGTTGCGCTGGGCCGCCAGCAGGACCACAACCAGGCTGGTGAGCTACTTGTGCATTTCCTTAAGCGTTACGAGCTCGAAGAGAGCCCGGAAGGGTGCTTTGTAGATGCTCAGGGAGATGCGTGCTGGTACTTCAAGGTTGCAGATGAATGTGCTGGCCACAGTCTGGTTAACTTTTTCAATCAGCCTGAAAACCGTCGCAAGCTCGACACCCTTAGATTCAACGTCGGCGCCGAGGTGAGCTCACTGAAGCTCTGGCTTCTCGGGCTTCGAGATGATCAGGTGAACGTGCTCAAATTTGGATACAAGAGCACTGGACAGTTACATCTCGTCGAGCCTGAAATGTTCGATCTGAATTCATAACAGAATCTTGAAAAAGCCCCGCCAATGTGCGGGGCTTTTTGTTTGTAGAGGAGCCACAGCCAGGGGGCCTACAAGTGGGCCCTGGACGCGGATTTGCCGGCCAGCACCGAGATTCAGAGAAAACATCGGAAGTCGAAGGGTTTGAACCATTATGTGCTTGCCGGTGCTTAGGCAGACAGCTGCTAATCGAGCGAAAATTACTGGTGCGAGTGTTTAAATTGCGTTGTAACACTGGTATCCTCTGAGCACGAGCAGCGCTTTTAGGCTGCCACCCAGTTTCCGGGGATCAAACGGTTCGAATCCGGCCATGACGGCCTCCCAGTTGGCGATTTTGTTCATTTTTGCGGTCGTATTGACTGTCTTCAGCTCCAAACCAGAACAACTTATCGCGATCATGCAACACACAACTGAGGATAACCTGATGATCAAACAGCTCCTGATGTATGGCTTCACCTGCGTTGCTACACCAATCATCTCCATCTGGTGCGGCATGATGGCAAACGGCACGATCCCCACTCGACAAGAGGTTTGACCTCGACCAAGGCCCCGCACTGCGGGGCTTTGTTGTTTTTACGCCCTGGCAAATGCCGGGGCTTTTTTATGGAGCAGTGCTTATGGCCGAGCCAAGTACCGGCGCCCTCGCAGTGACCGGCGTACTTGCCAGCGTCGGCCTGGGTGCTGCATTCCCCCAGCTGGATCTCGCCGCGCTGGTCGGCGCATTTGGTGGGGCTTTCTTCTACGTGGTGTTCGCCAAGGACATCAGCACCTGGCGCCGTGTCGGCTATCTACTGGCTGGCTGGATCGGTGGCTACTTCGGTGCAGCTGAGCTTATGGGACGGGCCTGGACCCAGACCGCTGGCTTCAGCGCCTTCGTCTGCGGTGTTCTCTGCGTGGTCACGTTCTCCGGCTTGCTGGAGTGGATGCAGACCGGCCGCATGCCGACCTGGCTGCAATGGGTCTTCCGCCTGCGAGCCAGGAAGGAGGGTTGAATGGTTGCCGTTATCCAAGCCGCATTGTGCGCCGTCATCTTCGTGATGATTGGGCTGCGCTACCGGCCATACCCCGAGGCTCGCTACAAGCTGAGTGTGTCGCTCTTGGCCTGGGCTGCCTGCGCCGTTACCGGCATGCAGAGCGTCAGCCTCATCGGCCGCATGGTGCTGCACAATGACTTGGCTGATGCATCTTGGTTCAACACTGCGTTCTACCTGCTGGCAGCCATCCTGGTTTGCCGGGCCAAGGGCAACGTGGCCAAGATCGTTCGGGTTGACTGATGGCAAGGCTCAAGACGCTCGGCTCCCGCATCAAGGAGAGCGCAGGCTCAAGGGTCAAGGTGATGGCGCCTTGCAGCTGGCGTAGCGGAATGACCAGCTCCCAGCGTGGTTACGACTACAGGTGGCAGAAGGCCCGCGAGCACTACCTCAACGACAATCCGCTCTGCGTCTTCTGCGAGCGGAATGGCCGCACTGCCGCTGCAAAGGTAGTCGACCACATCATTGCTCACCGTGGGGACATGACTCTCTTCTGGGATCAGGCCAACTGGCAGAGCCTCTGCAAGCCTTGCCACGACTCGGTCAAGCAGGCCGAGGAGGCAGCTGGCCTGGGGGCTGAGTCAGCCGGGGATCGTCGGAATCCATCCGAGCGGCATCGAGCACGTCGATGACGTGCTTCTAAAGGGGTAGGGGGTCAAACGCTAGGGATTCTCATCTAGCTAGACCGCCTCCGACCCCACGTATACATTTTTCTCCCCCCTGAAGGTTTTTGTTAATGGTGTTAACAGACAAACAGCGACAGTTTGTTGACGCTAAGGCCCGAGGTGCGTCCAACAAGGAAGCGGCCGAGGCCGCGGGCAGCAAGCCTTCGACTGCTGCTGCGGCCGGTTCCCGTTG